CGTGATGCCGAAAGGAATCAGCGCCATCTGCGACTGCATCACGGTCGTCAGGCTGCGCGACTGCGCCTCCTGGTCCCCGGTGCCCAGGCCGACCGTCGTGGTCATGTCGTACTGGTCGAGCCACTCATTGGGGTCGTACTCCACAAACTGGCCGCGCAGCGAGAAGGCGATCTTCTCCATGTCACCCTCGGTCGCCACCTTCAGGATGCCCTGGAAGATGGGCTTGAGCAGGATCTCGGCAAAGATGCGCGCGATCAGCTTGAGGCGCTTCTGGCTGCTGTTCTTGTCCATGCGACGACCGGCAGCGGTCGTGTTCAGCGAGTCAGGGTCCAGGCCCATGCTGACGCGCGACAGGCCTGTGCGGTTCTCACGCATCCCCTGCACGTACTCCAGCACCGGCATCGTCGCGCCAGCCACGAACGGGGTCACATCGTCGCTGATGGCATCGGGCGTGAACTGCCGCAACATCCCGCCAGGGCGCGAGTCCAGCAAGTCTTCGATGTTGGCGCGCGGGTTGCCCTCCCCGTACACCAGCACCTTCTTGCGCGGGTTGTTGGACAGGTACAGGTTGTTGAGCATCCCCCGGAGTAGCTCTGTGTGAAGCTCCTGGATGTCTGCCACGACGTCGTCCAGGGACATGCCGTCCCAGCGGTGCGTGTTCAGGATGGGGCTGCAGGTAGCCACCGGCACATGGGACACTACCTCGTTGGAGAGGATCTTGTCCTCCAGGCGCAGGATCTGGCGACGCTCCGCTATGCCGTCACCGTCAGCGTCCACCAGCACCCACTCCATGCGGAGCCAGCCGCGCGTCATGGAGTCGTCGTCGGTCGTGTCGCTGGCACCACCCTCGGTCGTGGACCCCTCCGAGTTGTTGACCTTGGACAGCCGAAAGTTCGCGTCGGTGCTGCGCGCGTTTGAGTCGGTGTCGTCCAGGTCTTCAGCGATGCAGTCGGTGTACCCCATCTCATGCAGGTCCGACAGGGTCACCGGCATCATGCGGCACACGTACGGGCAGTCGGCCAGCAGCGGCGACGTCCAGTCACGCTCGACCAGGAGGTCTTCAGGGGAGAAGGCCTCGACCTTGATAGTCTTGCGCTCCTCGGTGCGCTTGATGCGGCCCGACATCACCATCAGGGGCGCTCCGAACTCATCGAGCATCGGCTGGCCGTCTGGCCCCATCATCGGCTGCTGATCGACCGACTCGATCTCAGCATCCTTGCCGCCTTCAGCCATCAGCATCGACAGCATCTCGATGGATGCGCCTTTGAACGGCACGCTGCGGACGACTCGGCTCTTCTCCTTGCGCCACATCACCGCGCAGTTGCGGACGGTGAGCGCATCCTTGATTGCCGTGTACAGCACCAGGAAGCCAGAGTTCTGCTTGAAGAAAATGTAGTTCACCGTCTCGGTGGCCTGCTTCGCCCCCTCCACCTCGCTGCCGCGCGTGGGTTCGAAGATCACCGCCTTGTCGGTCATCAGGAACTGATCCAGGAGGTCAGGCAGCGCCCACTCGACACTGTCCTGGACGTCCGACGCCACGATCTGGGACCAGCCCTCCTCCTCGCTTCCGTAGGGCATCCGGTAGTAGTGGCGCATGGCCTTCTCCCGGTCCTGGCCCAGCGCGCCCCAGACATAGCTGCCCGAGTCATCCTCCTTCGCCCGGAGGATGCTCAACAGCCTGTCGTCGTCCATCTTCTCTGCCATCTCGATCTCCGGTCGGCCAAATGCGCCGATCCTAGCGACGCCCCTAGAGCCTTAAAGCGTCCCCAGCATCACACCCTTTTGCGCGTGTAGTTGATTGCTGGCATCTGCCGCAGGCTGGTGCCCGTTGCCTCTGCCACGATTGCCATCAGGCCGAACGCATCACTGCCGTGAGACGCCCAGTCGTGGTTAGGTCCGAGTCCGATGTTTCGCTCATCGTCGCGCTTTTCGTGATACCAGCCGAGTGCGTCTCGCCCTGGCGCTGTCTTCTCCTCATCGAACCGCACGCGGTTGAAGATGCGCCGTGCTGCGTTGATGCGCGCGATGGCCGCGCCCTTGCCCTGGTTGGGCACGACCTCGACCGCGTACCCTGCGGCTTCGAAGGCCTTGCGGTAGCTGACGTCGAACACCGCGTCCTGCGTGTCACCGTCGTGCGGGAGCCAGATGGTCGTGCGCCCTGGCGGGTAACCGTTCTGCGCCAGCCAGAGCAGATGCGCGCTGGCAGGCTGGCCCTGCTGCTCGTAGTAGTTCAAGGCGCGGATCTCCAGGCCGATGAACTGCGCCGGCCACATGGCGAAGGCATCAGCCTTGGCACCCGTGCCGCCGATGTCGCAGAAGACCTTGTAGCTCATCAGCGGGTCAGGCGGCACCAGCCCTATGCGGCCACCCAGACGGGCCTCTGTGAGGCTTTTGGCATAGTAGGCACCCGACACCACCGTCAGGTAGTCGCCCTCCCATACGTGGTCGTAGTCGTCTGGGCGCTTCTCCTTGTCCTCCAGGCGGGTACGGTCCAGCACCGCAGGGAACCAGGGGTTGTCCCGCCAGTTCATGGTGGCGATCTTGTGCCTGGGGTTGGTGCTGTTCTTGAACCGCTTGTCGGTCGCGCTGCCCTTGCGCTTGGGGTTCCAGGTCACCCACAACTCGGTGTCACCCACGCCCGTCTCGGTGCGTAGCGTAGGCACCAGGATCTTCCACGCGCCCTCGGTGACCGGCTCTGCCTCATCCACCCAGCACAGGAGGATGCGGCTCTTGGACTTGATCGACTCGATGCTGCGGTCCAGGCCCGAGAACACGTAGTGGACGCGCCCACACTTCGTGCGTACGTACTTCTCCCCGATGTCGAAGAAGTCGTCCAGGAACGGCTCCTCGCGGATAGCCGCCTTGACCTCCTCCAGGCTGCTGTCGTCCAGGCTGTTCATGTACTGGCGACCACACAGGACGACGCCGCTGACGCCAGCCTTGGCGAACCGGTATGCCCACACGGCAGTCATCTTGGCGAAGGTGCGCGTCTTGGCGCTACCCCGTCCACCCTCCGCTCCGCGTACGTCAGCCTCGCCCTGGAAGACCGGTACGAGCTTCGCAGGGATCTTCAGTTGCGCGGTGACCTCACGCGCCACCTGGAGCCACTCCGACGATCTCCACGCGCGTCACGACCTCCAGCGGGTTGTCCTTGTCGCCGCTCACTGCGACAGCGTTGAGCCTGGGGTGTACGTACGGTGCTGCGGCCTTGGCGGCTTCGAACTGCCGGTTGCGTGTGCCGAAGACCACCTCCGCGCTGGCACCCTCCGGTGGACCCTCGCGCATGATCTGGAGCATGAACTCCAGCGGCGTCAGCCCGTCGTCCTTGATTAGCCCGTTCGCGATGTCACGGGTGCGTTGCGTAATGGCACCGGGTTTGCGCCCCGCTCCCTTGCGTGCGCCACCAGGGCCTTTGTGAATGCCTTGATTATTTTCAGCCACTGCGAGTCCTTGCGGTTGTTCGTCTGCCCACCAGGGGGTCTACAGGCCCCCAGGAGGCGTCGTGGCGCGATTCCCAGGGGTTGGGTGCATCACCATCGTCCAAGGGCTTTACGGGCCTCTCCAGGAGACGTTGTCAATCCTGGAGTGACTCCGCTGGTGCGGCGTGCCTTGCTGCACTTGGTCGGCTTGAAGCGGGGGTGCAGGCCCCACCAGGAGGTTCTCGCCACTTGCCCCTGGCGAATCTCAGCCGAACCTGTGAGACATGACGGGGTAGGACTTCATGGTAGTACCCAGAATTTCAAGGCTCTACAACGACGAAAGCCCCCGAAGGGGCCTCCTGGTCGATCCCTTAGGGATCAGGCCGGGTCCAGCGCGCTGGTGAGCCTCGGCTCCAGGGCGTCCAGCAGCACCAGTGCCGTCGCGAAAATCCCAATGGTGCCAGAGTCAACCGCAGGGCTTCGCGGCTTCATGCTCTGGTCTACAAGCACCCCGTCGTCCTCCATCGACTTGATCGTGCCCAGGACACGCTCGATCTCTCCGAAGCTGTCCAGGCCAATGTGCAGCGCGCTCCTGATGTCGCGGATGTCCTCGATCAGGCGCATCTGATTTGCGGTGAATGCGTTCATGGTGTCGTTCTCCTTAGCGTTCGATGTTGAAGATGGTGGCGTGCGGGAAGCGGTCGGCCAGGATGCGCTTGGCGACCTCCAGGCTGCGCGCCTGGACAGCGGTTGACCAGTTGATGCCTTCCTCGGTCATCAGTGCGTAGTACCAGTGCTTCATGGTGATGCTCCTTGGGGTTGATCAGATGTAACGCACGCCGCTGGTCGCAGCGTCGAAGGTCGGGGTCAGTTCGCCAGCAGCAGCGCGCACCGTGGCGTTGTGGGCGATGCCGCAGCCGATCCAGCCAGCAGCCGACAGACGCTCAAACACGTAGCGGCCGGAGCCGTTGCGGCGGGAGATCGACAGGATGCGGTGGGTGCCTGCCTTGACTGCTGCGATGACTTGTTGCTTGTTCATGTTGCTGCTCCGGGTTGTGTGTTGCGATGGGTGTTATTGTGCCACAACAATCCATCCACGCAAGCCCCCTCAACATTCCCGACAAAACCGTGTGGTTATCCTGGATCGCTCCCGATACTCACCAGCCAGTCCTTGGCAGCGTCGCGCTTCTCCCGCACCTCGCCGATTGACGTCTTGCTCCCCAGCACCGCCTGGAGGTGCGTGATGGCGATGCGCGCAGTGGCCTGGGCGGCACGGTGGTGCGCGTTGGCGGTCTGGTACATATCGCGCCACTCCTTGTTGCCCTTGTTCACCCACTCGATGTGGTCGATGGCCTCCTGCACCACATCCAGGCGCACCTGAATCCACTCTGCGTGCGGCTCTGGGTGCGGCCCCTTGGGGATGGCGTCGCCCAGGTACTTGATGATCTTCTTCTCGTTCACGCCGCCTCCTTCATCGCGACCCGCTGCACCACCGTCTGCCACACGCCCTGGTACTGCCGGTGATCCTTCACCGTCGCCCTCACCTTGCCCTGGTCGCCCACATCCAGTTTGCGGCTGCTGGTGATCCACACCAGGACGCTGCCCTCCTCGGTCACCAGCTTGACCAGCCAGCGCGGCTGCGGCGGGTACACGAAGGTGTTGTCGGCAAGGCGCACCAGAGCCTCTACACGGGCCTGGACGTCCACCTTGCTACCCACGGTGCCCAGAGGCTTGCTAGACGCAGCCCGGGCGATCCTGGCGCGTTCTGCGTCCATCGTGCGCTGGGCGGCAGCGGTCATGCCCTCGGTCAGGCTCCCCCACTCGGCCAGAGCGGCCTTCATGGAGTGCAGGAACCGGTTGTCGCCCTCGTAGGCCTTCAGGCACTCGGCCAGGGCGTCGTTGGCCGACTCCCAGATCACCCTGCTCTCGCCAGCACGCTTGGCCTTTTCAGCGGCCCAGGCGGCAGCGCGCTCCTCGCGGCGACGCTTAGCACCCGCCTCGCGCTTCTTGCGTGCAAGCTCCAGGCGCACCGGTCGGATGACGTCCTGCAGGCCGATCTTCTCGGCGCAGTCGCAGCCGACATGAAACTTGCAGCCATCGCTCGACAGAACGTGGTACTCGTACAGGATGCCGGTGCCGCAGTAGCAGCAGGAGCCTCCCGGCTTCCAGCCGAACCCGGGCATCTCAAACCGGTTCTCGGTCACCCCTACGCACTTGTAGGGGGCCTTGCCGAAGCCTGCTTTTTCGAAGGGGTGCATGGTAGTGACTCCTTTGTGGTTGATCAGGCTGCGACGAAACCGTCAGGACGGGCGAAGTCCGGGATGTCGGCCAGGAAGGCGTCGGCCTTCTTGACTTCGTTGTAGATTTCCGCGACGTAGTAACGAGCGTCGAAGTTGCTGACACGCTGACGGTTCACCAGTTCACTCAGCTTGTCCTCGTAAAACCTGTTCATGCCACCGTGAGCGTAGATGACACCGCTCTTGCACTTGCCAGCCGCGACTGCCTCGTAGATGCGTTCGTCGCTGGCGCGCTTCGCGGCGACGGCACCGTTGGGGTTGAAGTAGTGGAACAGGACCGTGTCGCGGTTGCTTGCGTTCTTGGGAAGAGCGGCGATGCTGCGGATCTGGTCGAAGGTGATACGGGCCATTTGGAAACTCCTGGTTGGTTGCTGGTGCCTCGATTATGTGCCACAACAATTACTGCAGTAAAGCTCTTTCGCAATTCCCGACCACCACGCATGGTTATTCTGTACGGGGCCTCGCACCCCATGCGGCCCACCTTTTCGGCCTGGGCTGGCCTATCAGAGAGCTACTCTGCCTTCTTCTTCGACGCCTTCACCATCTGCTCACGCAGCCAGCGCTTGAACGCGCGCGTGCCGCCGATCTCGGTGTAGAACGCATGTTCCGGCAGCGTCAGGCGCACTGCCGTGGTCATGGTTGGTTCGCTCTTGGGTCGCCCTGGCTTGCGTGCCACGGGTTCAACTGGTTTTTTTGCCATAGGACTCCTTCATCGCTGGGTTGATGCCGCCGATGCCGGTGGGCTTCTCCCACCTCTCACCGGGCGACGGTGGGTTGTGCTTGATGGCACCACACTGGTAGCACCACATCCAGTATCCACCGGCTATGAGCCACATGGACTGTTCGTGCCGGTGACGCTTGGGCTTGTCGGTCATGGCTTCTCCGGGGAGGCTGCGATGCCGTGCTTACGCTCTGCGAACCGTGCGCCAGCGGTGAACGCATGAAAAAACTTGTCAGGCACTCCCGCGTCCATCAGTCCCCCAAGAATCTGGATTGCCGTCAGCGGCACAGGCGCAGGAGCGTGGGCTTGATTGCCGTGCTTCGGGCACATGTTGCACCAGCC